ATTGTAATGCCTTCTTACGAAGACGGCAAAAAAGATGCTGTTAAAAATATTCACAGGCTAATAGTTAACAGTGTGTATGAAGAGAGCCGCAGTAGCGGTGCAGATAATTAGTTAGGAGGATGGGATGGAACATAAAAGCGTATATATATTGGTTTGTCGTCACTGCGGGTATCACATGGATCATTGTCAATGTGTGAACGAGGAAATAAAAACAACAGACAGAAAGCTTTCTAAAGAAGCTTTAGATTTTGCATTTGGATTAGAAATTATTGAGTCAAAGTATAGCAGAATAGCCATGATCGAGATAGAGAGAATATTTATAAAACACGCCAAGAACATAACCCATGCTGTGGCGGCGCTGTATGAGCGGTATAAGGAGGCAGACAGTGATTGATGAAAAAACAGTTGAGGAACTGAGAAAAATCGCAGAGGAACTTGATCTCCATATAAACACTCCCTACACATTGATACGTAGGGATGATATGAGAAGATGGCGTGATACATTATTGGAGTTATGCAAGGAGGCAGACAGTGAAGAAGAAAGAGCTTAGAACTTACTCGATCAGGGTAGTCGGAGAAATCCATGCTACAGAAGAAGACACTTACGAAATCGAGGCTGAATCAGTTAATAAAGCGGTTTACGAAGCTATAAACAAATTTACAGCTGAATATGACGTAGACGAAAGAACTATTGAAATGGAGGTGCGATGATGATCGATGTACCATTGGGATATTGTTTAGTGCCAGTGGAAAGGTTGGCTCCTAACGACCTTTGCAAGCATTGTTTTTTCTTTGACTTTGTAAGTTTAAGGACAGCTGACGGTTTAGAGGTTGGTTGTCACAATTTATTTCTTTGTGGCGGCGACCGCAAAGACGGCAAGAACGTAATTTTTAAGCTGGAAAAATATCCAGAGACGGATGAAGAAATAATCGAAAATGTGGTAGAGGAAATGAAAGATACTTTGGGAGCAGGAGATAATCGCTGGTTAGAGTGTAAGCATTTAATATGTGATGACATGCACCACACCTGCAAAATGCCAATCTGTACCAGTAAAGATATTTATTGCCCGCTTAGAGGAGACCAAACATGAAAGAGCTAAAAGACCTATTAAAGCCGCCGTTTGAGTGGCATCACACTGGCAGAGAGTCTCACCTAGAAATTTCTGATGGAGTATGGCTTAAAGCCTATGATGACAACGAATTAAAAATTGATACCAAGCTATTGTATTTTGTGCAAGATGCTCTTAACGAAAAATGGGAGGGAGACTTTAACCAAAAAACGCTGGCAAATCTTAGTATATCCGATGAAGATCTTGATGCTTTTCACAAGAAAAAGGAAAGCGAAAAGCAGTTTATACAGCCAGAACTGAAAATAGATGATATTGGTCTGGATATTCCTACTCTTGAGGATATAAAAGAAATGGCAGACCAGATAGAGGAAAGAGATAGAAAGGCGGCAGAATGGAATTAACAGATTTAGTTTATAGCATGATGGAACTGCACGAAATACGAAAGGAAGAATCCAATTTCCGTGAAGCTAAGTGCTGCTTTAACTGTGAGAGTAGCTGGATAAACGAAGCAGAAGAACTGGAGTGCATACATTTTGGTATGGATATAAAAGAGTGGAATGTGTGTGATAAATGGGAGGGCAGGAATGAAAGTATTGATTGACGGAATAAACCGGAGTTATCCGGCACGGGAAGCGGCAGAGGCTGTAGCGCATATAGGTGATATACGGTTTGCGCATAATGGTGGTCGTAAGTTTATTGGTTTGGCAGATAATGTTAAGTTAACAAAAAAAGCGGAACGACAATTAAGGATGTATGACAGCCCATATAACAATGTTGTCTGTTACTGTTTTCAACTGGATACCGAAGGACTATATTTTATGATCGATGGAGCAATATTAAGACCATCAGACTTGCTAGATGCCAGCGGTCTATTGGCAGAGCTTAGAGCGATTGCGAAGGAGCAGGTATGAAATCACTAATTGACATGATGATCAAATGTTGGAAGCACTTTGAAACAATTACAAAGCACAAGTGGTATGTGTTTGTAGAATGTTGCAAAATGGGTATATGGTTGCATGGAATAACGCATGATTTAAGCAAGTTTTATCCCAGTGAGTTTGTACCATCGGTAAAATATTTCCAAGGTAATAGATCACCAGTGGAGGCGGAACGAGATGCAATTGGATATTCTTATGCTTGGAGGTCGCACAAAGGAAGAAATAAGCATCACTGGCAATGGTATGTGGATATGGATGGTGTAGATGAAAACAACAGAATAAAACTTAATGCAGCTCCTATGCCAGACAAGTACATTAAGGAAATGTATTGCGACATGGTAGGTGCTGGCAAGGCTTATGGAGGAGGTTCCGTTATAGATTATTATTTAAAAAACCAGCATGAATGGGTTTTGCATCCAGAAACAAAAGAAAAGTTTGAAAGGATGCTAGGGATATGACTAAACCTATCCGCATACAGCGTAAAAGAACCAAGGGCTGGAAGATGCCAGAAAATACCATTTATGTGGGTCGAGGGTCTAAGTATGGCAATCCCTTTACCGGGCCGGATGCAGTAGAAAAATTTAGAAAAATGATAATGGCTAAATTATCAGATGATAGAACACTAATACGCCATAATATTTCCGAACTGCGAGGCAAAAATCTTGCTTGCTGGTGTAAATTGTCTGAAAAATGCCATGCAGACGTGCTTTTATCTCTAGCAAACAAGGAGCAGGTATGACTAAAGAAGAACGGGAAAGAAAGAGAATTCGGGTAATGACCAATAACTGTAAAGAAGCTGGGTCAGTTACTGCATTTATTAGCGTTAAATCTTTAGTTAGCCTACTCGATGCCCTTGATAAAGCAGAGGCAAGGATTAAGGCGCTAGAGAAAGCTTTATATTGTCATAGCTATATTTGCGATCATTGTATTAATAAAGACAGAAACAAAGCACAACAGCCATGTAAGTCTTGCATAGATGATGAGGGGCATGGTGCATGGCAATTTGACCATAAACGATTTGAGGGGTAAACCAATGAAAGAACAGCCAAAAGACTATCAAAAGCAATTTGATGATGAATGTAGCGGATGGGTGCTAAAACGAAGAATTGGCTATGAGGGGGAATTATATCTATATAATGGTGAACCGCCAGTTAAAAAAGGCCGTACACTTACACTTATTGGCGCAATAAAAAAATGCGAGCGATTCCATGCCAGGATTGAAAATGACATAGCAGGATGGGAAATATGGGAATGAAAAAACCAAAAACATATCATGTTGATGTGGTTGGCTATATAGAGGGTGATATAGCCAAGTCTTATACCGTAGAAGCCGGAACTGAAAAAGCAGCCAGAAAAAAGGCAATACAGTATTTGGAAAAAGAGTACTACAGAGAAAGATTTGGCGAGTTTGAAACCTCGATAGATGGAGTAAGGGAGTGGCATGAGGAAGTGCCATAATAAACAATAACAGGAGTAAACGTATGATTAAGAAAGGAGCAGGAAAATGCACATTGCTTTGAAAACATTGATTGACCTATCCCATAAAGGATGTGGTGGAGGGATTGAGCTTCGTTATTCTGATATTACAGGACAATACTATATTAGTGTTCCTTTTGAGCGAAAAGAAGGGATTTGTTTGGTAGGTCTTAATCACCATGCAGATACTATTGAAGAATCTGCTGTAGGTATTTTGGAACAGATGAAAGGGCAGCTATTAGTTTTTAATGCCCATTCTGAAAGTAGAAAAGAAATATATTATTATTCGGAGTAAGGAGCAATTATGACCATTGATCAATTATTGTATGTGGTATCCAGGATACATAACTGGGACAAAAGTGAGCATGAGAATGTCTGTAGGGCGACAGGGATTATTTTGCATTGCCAGAAAGCTATGGATGCAAATGAAGAAGTAGAAGAAATGAAATCCAGAGGCTTGTCTCCTGCAGAAATGCTGAAAGAAGCAATGGAAAAGAGGGCGCAATGAGGGAGATATTATTTAGAGGTCAAGAAAAGAAATCAGGGAAGTGGGTATATGGCGGTTATTATAAGCATTATAAAAGACAGCCATGCCCAGTTGACGATTATGACAAGGAAGAAGATGCTGAACATTTAATTATCAAAAGCGGTTTTGCGGATTGGAATATGCCGAGAGGGATAGAAGCGTTTGAAGTTAAACCAGAAACAGTAGGACAGTTTACTGGAATGAATGATGGCAAGGATCAAAAAATATTTGAAGGAGACATAATCAGAGATAAATCTGAAAAGAAAAATTACTGTGTTATATATGCACATATGGACGCTTGTTTTTATCTTTCAGAAATAATCGACTGGAATCCTGTAGAATGTAGAAGCAGGCCATTAGGTAGGCGGAATAATTATTATATAAAGGTTGTTGGTTCAATCTACGATAACCCGGAGCTTTTAGAGTAGTAAACAGTGGGAGATATCCTAAAATATTTGTCCGATTAATCGGACAAAATGGCATAAAACGGAAATTATGATAAAATACGGAAGATACGGAAAATAATAATATTTGACATAATTTTTTCGTATATGTATACTCCCTTTCAGGGAGAACTTCATGTACACTTTTCACAAAGAGCGGCGCCACACAGGTGCCAGCTCATCCCGAATTACTCGGGTCCTTAATAATCACTACAAATTACCATTCTCTTTATCTGCAGGCATGGCATGAAAGTCATAAAAATTGCCTGTAAGACAAAAGATACCATTGATTGGCACATAATAACGCCGCTTCAAGGTAATTATAAAAAGAGAACGCCGGAACAAAAAAACAAGCTGTGTCGGCTTATAATCAAAAGAGGTATACGATTCCCTTCGTTTATCTCTAAGGTTAAAAATACTATCTACGGAATAGATACACACGGCAGACTATTGGCCTATGAAGAATTAGAAACAAGAGGGTACACAATACCACCAATCCCGGTCGTTTATATTAATGCAAAAGACAAAAAAGAAGCAAAACAGTTATTGCTTGAATGTGATTCAAAGTATGGCAATGTAACACAGGAAGGTTTTGAAGCATTTATTGAAGACTTGGATGTTTCAGCTTTTTTAAATGAAACAGATATGAGTGATTTTTTTAATGGATTAGAAATACCAGGGATTTTTGGGCTTGAAAGACAAGTAATTAATTTAGACGTAGAAGACAGCTTTTTTACCAAACATGAAGAAATGATTAAAAAGCCAAAGTTATGCCCTAATTGTGGATTTCAGTTATGAGGATATACTTGGCGGCCTTTTCTAATGGGTTAAATGAAACAATAAGAAGTGAATGTGTAGCAAAAGGAAGGCCGAAATATCTTTTGGATACCTTTTTTTATAAGAAAAAATGTGAAGAGACAATGCAATTTGTTGAAAAACAAAACTTTTTACTGGATAGTGGAGCATTCAGCTTTATGAGCGGAGCAGAAACAACTAAGGAGCAGATGGAAAAGTTTATCCTTGAATACATAGGGTTTATAAACAAACATGATATTCAAAACTTTATTGAAGTAGATGTTGACGGCATATTCGGAATAAAACAAGTTGAAAAATGGCGAGAAATGATTGAAAGAGAAACCGGAAAAAAGACTATCCCAGTATGGCACAGATGGCGAGGCGTTCAATACTGGAAGGACATGATAAGCGCCTATAAGTATGTGGCAATGGGAAGCCAGGTTCAGAAAGTCTTTAATATATCCAAGCAAGACTACGAAAACATAAAAAAGATGGTATTTTACGCTTATTCAAAAGGTGTTAAGGTACATGGGTTAGGGTTCACCAAAACAAAAGAACTCTCAGATTATAAATATTATAGTGTAGATAGCAGCACATGGAATATGACTGCAATACTGGGCAGAAATATTCAATTTTTTAATGGGAAACACATTGTACAGAGAAAAATAACATCAACCAAACAGTTAGACTTCAAAAAGTTGGGAAAACATAACTTTTTAGAATGGTGCAAATATCAACACTACATGGACAGGAGAATAATATGAAGGATATACAAAAGTATTTATATACGGTATACTGTGTTGGTCTGGTATTAATGAATATACTGGCATCGAAACAGGTGGATATATTCATGTTCACCATTAATTTGGGCTTGTTTATTTCACCTATTGTGTTTATAATTAACGATATACAGAGCGAAGTTTTCGGTTATAAAAGCGCCAAGAGCATGATAAAAACCGGGCTTGTGGTTAATCTTTCAGCGGCGATATTCTATTTTGTTGCCGTAAATGTTCCGCCTTCTGTCAATTTTGTGAACCAAGAAGCCTTTCAAAGTGTTTTAGGTTCAACTATAAGAATAACAGTGGCGAGCATAACAGCTTATTACATTGGTTCATTAATAAACGCCAAAGTAATGGTTTCGCTGAAAAGGAAGTATGATAAATACCTGTTTTTCAGGGCAATCACTTCCACTATTGCCGGGCAGATAGTAGATAATGTCGTATTTATGACACTTGCCTTTGCTGGTATACTGCCTTCTGGTGCCATTATAACGATGGTTATAGGTGGAACTATCATTGAAACCCTTTATGAAGTTATATTTTACCCGGTGACAAGGACAGTTATTAAGAAACTAAGAGTGTAAAGTATACTGAACATTATTTGATGTTAAAGTGTTAAATATACTTGCTATTTTGCAAAAAAGTTGTATAATCTGAAATAACATGGCAGTACATGAAAATTCTCTTGCAAATTTAAGCAATGGGAAAAAATTTACAAGTGAAAATCAACCAAAAAACGGCGGCCGTAAGCCATCCGCCTTGCGGTTCATCCGTGAAGAAGGTTTATCTATCACAGATATAAAGCGAATAGTTAATAGCTTAATATGGGAATATGATTCTGAGGAACTAAAAGAACTGGTTAAGCCACAAAATATTAAGGTAAAAATTAAAGATGAAAATGGAAAGAAAAAAACCGTAGTAAAAAATGAAAACTCTCTGCCTATGGGAATATCACTGGTGCTTGGCGCTCTTGCCGATGATCAAAAGAAAAATTGCTTAACTAATTATGAAAAGCTTATGGACCGTACCCATGGCAAGTCTCCGCAGCAGATAAATTATACTGATACAAAAAGTGATATTCCAGATGATCCAGAAGAACGCCGAGCATTGGCAGAAGCTTTACGAAAAAAGCTGGGTATAGTGCAAGCGGAGGAGAATGACCAATAGTGAAAAAATCCATGACATGAAACTATTGCAGCGAATAGAGGCAATAGAGCAGCACGAAAAGTTCATGGATTATACCTGGAAAAATGCCTCAGAGCCGTTTGTTGTTGGTCGTCATACCAGAGAGATATGTGCAAGTATAGATCAAGCCATTGAAAAATATCGCGCTGGTATTAGCACATTTTTTGTTATAGCTGTGCCGCCTCGGCACGGCAAGTCAGAAATAGTGTCGCGCACTTTACCAGCCCATTTTCTTGGCCTATTTCCTGATGCCAAAGTAATTCTATCTGGGCATACTGCCGATTTGACCGAAGGTTATTCTGAATACAGCCGTGATTTAATAAGTACGCCACAGTACCAAGAATTATTTCCTGCAATTTCAGTAGACAGCAATAATTCTAGTAAATCACATTGGAAAATTGATGGCAGGGAAGGAGAATGTTATTCTTGCGGTATATCTGGAAGTCTGACTGGGCAAGGTGGGAACCTACTTATTTTGGACGATTATATAAGAGGCCGAGCTGATGCTGAAAGCGCTGCAAACAGAAAAAAGATATGGGATGCGTTTACTAATGACTTTATGACTCGCCGAGCGCCGGTTAGTATTGTTTTTGTACTGGCTACACGTTGGCATGTAGATGATGTTATTGGAAACATAAAAAATAAAATGGTTGAAGATTCTGCTTTTCCTCGCTTTGAGATTAAGACTATGCCAGCATTCAGCGATGAATACCCTGAAGGTATACTGTTCCCGGAACGCTTTAGCAGATCGTGGTATGATGAGCAGAGAGCTACTTTGGGCGAGTATGGAACAGCCTCGTTACTTCAAAACTCGCCTACTGTACGCGGTGGAAACCTGCTTAGCACTGACTTTATCCAAAAGCACAAAACACTTGAAGATTTTCCCGATATATCGTATTATCGTATATGGGATTTGGCGCATACAGCAAAAGAACGAAACAAAGATGATCCCGATTATACGTCCGGTACACTGCTTGGGATGCGGATAAAGCCAGGGACTACAAAGGAATGGGAACTCTGGATCAAAGATGTTAAACGGATGCGCAAGAAAGCGCCAGAACGTGATAAAGAAATCACGCATATTGCCGAGGCAGACGGCCCATATGTAAAAATCGGTGTTGAAGCTTCGATAGATTCTAAGGATGCGTATCATACCTTAGTGAAGATATTGGCAGGCAGAAGGACGGTGCTTTCTGCATCTATGCGCGGCGATAAAGTAGTAAGGGCAACGCCGCTTGAACCGATCTTTGAAGCTGGCAATGTTCATGTCCTTAATGCGCCTTGGTATGCTGACTGGATCGCAGAGATAGGAGCGTTCCCAAACGGAGCGCATGACGACCAGGTAGACAACCTTAGCGCTGGGTATGCGCTGTGCGCTAAAAAGCCCGGAGTTGTGACGGCTGAATTAAGAGGAGTGTAGGTTTGGAAGACTGTGTTTTACTGAATACAACGAATGAATCTATTTTGACAAATGAACAAATCCAAGAATTGAAAAAGTATATTGATGGTAGGAAGAATAAACCAATTGTAATAAAAGGTGAAGATATCAAAAAATCAGTCGAAAAATTAATGAAGGAGCGCAAAATGAACTTGCCAGAAACCATTAACATAATGGGCGTGCCATTCAAAGTTGTCTACTTCAAAGAAATATCTGATGTAGCACCGGATAAACGGTCTATTTGTTTCGGACATTGTGAACTGGAAAAACAGGAAATAAGAGTTTGGAGTGGCGGCGCTATAGAGTTTACTTGGCAGACGCTTATACACGAAATGCTGCATATGATAGGCGACCTGACAAAGATAAGTATACTTAGCATGGACAATATACAAAAACATAATGAACTAGATTGTTTGGCGAATGTACTGACTGATGTATTAATAAGGAATAACTTGCTTAATATACAAAACAAGGGAGGAAAATCATGAGTTACATTAAAAAGGAAATGGAAGAAGCCATAGGTAAAAAATGGACAAAACGGCTTATTATTGCTGGAACGGTGATAGCCATATATTTAGCAATCTCGTTTTTTACTGGTATATGGCCATTTTCTTCTGCGCTTGGAGTGGCAAGGCGAGTAACAGCGCCAGTAAACATTATCCAAAACTATGAATGGTTTTATGACCAGTATCATGCCATTGAAGCACAGCGCCGGAATGTGGCAATGATGACAGAGGGTTCGACAGATCATATCGGGACACAGATGGTATTAAACAATATGATCGCCGAATACAATGCACGGTCACGGCAAGTGACCCGTAATCTTTGGAAGGCAGATGATCTTCCATATCAAATAGGAGAGTAACAATGAAAAGAATGGTTTTTGTTTTAGGGCTTGTATTTATTCTTTTTGGATGTTATATATTCGAGGAGAGTGAAGCGACAAAAGTCAGAAGAGAGGCTGAGAGACAAACTGTCGAAGTACAGGCAATAGCGCAGACAACTATTCCTGTTCCCAATCTTTCTTATTTTCAAGAACGAAGAACAATAGCAAGATGGGCAACACATTGGGACAGGCCAGATGCTGCATGTTATATTTATCTAATATCTTACGGTTCAATCATAGGCTATTATGTTGCTGATGGTAAGCCTTCGGCGACTACATCATATTTAACGCCCGAATTTAGAGAAGAAACAGTAGGAAGCGGAGGAGTTAGAAATATTCCACTTCCCGATACAGATGGAACCTATGGAGACAATAATCCGGGAATACGATTTTTCACTGCTTCCGGCATTGCCGTTGAGTGGGCAGGTATGGGAGCAACCTATATTTACAGCGATGCACCGCTTCAATTAAACGTACCATTGTTGGGTGAATAATCGGTGGGACAATCTCAGGTTAAACGCTACCGTAAGATAGCTAAGTCACAAGCGTTTTCCATTGCCCAAGCGCAGATACAGGAAATAATGAGAGCGCCCTTTATACTGCGCTGGCGGTTCTGCTTAAAGATATTATTTCCGCCAAAATTGGCTGTAGATGCTGATATTGGACAGAAAGCACATGGGATAAAGTAAAGAAATGGGAGGAATTAAATGTCAAACGAAACAAAAAGCGGTTTAGTAGCTTTTGCAGAAGCGGAACTTTCACGTCTTCAAAATGATGAATATGGAATGCAAGAAATGATGAACAGGCACTTGTTAAAAATGGTGCAGGTATTCAGCGACGAAGATCACAGTGGTTTTTCGGCAAATTATGCTATCAATGTGCTTAACAGGCTATTGCGATATTTACCAATTTCTGTAATTGAAGATAAACCCGAAGACTGGATTGATGTAAGCGATGGATTATTTCAGCACAAACGGTGCAGTAAAATATTTAAAGACAAAAAGCTGTTTGATGGGCAAGCCTATAATCTTGATGGCAGGGTATTTTCTAATGATAACGGCGAATCTTGGTTTACCAACGGAAATAGTAAACTGCCGATTGAATTTCCTTACTATGTGCCTTTACATCCGTTTAAATATCTAGTTGATGAAAACGGTGAAATTATCTGTGAAATTGGTCGTAATTCGAAATAACTATTTTATGGGAGAAGAACATGGCAGTAGATAACCAGCATAAACTGTATTCAGAGAGTAAAGAAGACTGGGAGCAAGTAAGGGATTGTCTTGCAGGAGAACGAACCGTAAAAAGCAAAGGCGAGCTGTATCTTCCAAAACTAAGCGGCATGACCGATGAGGATTACACTCGCTACAAGAAAAAAGTGCATTTTTTCGGTGCGACAGCCCGTGTAGCGGACGGTCTTCACGGAGCAGTGTTCAGTAAACCACCGCAAGTTATCGGTGATATGTCGGGTGAGTTTTCTGAGACATTGAAAGATGTAGATCTTGAAGGAACGTCTTTACTCCAATTTTCAAGCGACGTAATTTGGGACGCCATGATGACAAACTGGGGAGGAATCCTCGTCGACTACTCAAAAGATGCCGAAAAAGTATCGCTTGCCGAAGCCAAAGCCAAAGGTTACGGAGCCTTTATGAAGTGGTATCCTGCAGAATATGTAATTAACTGGCGATACGGTCTGGTAAAAGGCAGGGAACGTCTTGTACTGGTAGTACTGAAAGAGCCGTATGCAGAAGCAGCGCCTACTGACATATTTTCTGAAAAGGCATATACCAGATACCGGGTACTAAGACTTGAAAAGAATCCTGATGGTAGTTATGGCAATTATATACAAGAAGTATATGACGAAAAAATTGGGCTTAAATCTCCATCGGATTCGGCAATCGAGCCAGTAATGAACGGAAAGCGGCTGACGTTTATCCCATTCTACACGGTCCCGGGAAAGCTGCCAGAGAAAAGTATGTTACTGGATCTGTCCTATATGAACATAGGCCACTATCAGGAAAGCGCAGATTATCAGAACGGAAAGCAGTACACTTCAATACCTACGCCATATGCAACAAATGTAAGCCTTGAGATAGACGAAAGCACAAAAAAACCTATTCCTGTCCATATTGGTGGTACAAAGTTTCTGACTTTTAACAATGAAACCGGAGCGCCAATTCATGTAGGCTTTTTGGAGTTTACCGGGTCCGGTATGAATGCATTAAAGGACGGCATAAACTTAACTGAAAGCCAGATGGCAATACTTGGCGCACATATAATCACAGCCGAAAAGAAGGGAGTGGAAAGTGCCGCGGTAGCTGGGATCCACCGCGCTGGCGAAAACGGCGTACTCGGAGCTTTCGCCAGGAATACAACCGAACAAATAACCAAAGCGGTACGGTGTTTTGGTGAATGGAACGGCTATAGTGAAGCGATAATGTCAGAGTTTGACTATCAGTTAAATACCGATTATGACCTGAGTGAAAATAACGCAAGCATCTTGTCTGTTCTGCTACAGGGTAGACAGGCCGGCGAGTTTCCAAAGATCGTGTTGTTCCGGTTCCTTAAAAAACTGCAAGCAATCCCGGAAGATTGGGACTTTGATATGTTCCTTGAGGAAACCGACAAAGACACCGTAAAAGTGGAGCCGTTAATTCTTGACGAGCCTAAAGAAGATGATGAGCCAGAAGAAAATAACGAAGGCGGCATTGAGGAAAGTACGCCAGAGGAAGATGAATGAGTGCGGGACAGGACTTGGTAGACGATTTCGTACATCATGCCCACTTGCAGGAGCGGTTTAAGACAGCCCAGGGCAACAAAGCTGTGCGGTATACCCGAAAACTGAATAAAACCATAGCCGACTACCTGCTTAAAAAGCGAACCATTGAAACTAAAAAAGACTACGCCAGAACGTCACGGTGGATAAAAGAGCAATGTGTCGGTTTTTCTGAACAAATGCTTAATATTGTCAAGAAAGACATTCACCGGCAGTTTGGCGCAGAGCAAGAATGGTTATCCAGCACAATTGAAAGTTCTGCTGTACCAGACGAAGATAAAACTGTCAACAATGTCTTTTTCGGCGTATTCAACGAAACAGACACGATTGAAGGGTATATAACAAGACTGGCCGACTGGATATACCATACCTGGGATGGGCAATTACGGATAGCTTATGCAACCAAAACAGACCTAAAACTGGCAGTGTCAAAGGTACTTGAGGATTAAGTATGGGATTAATGAGAACCATCGAAAAAAACGCTGCCAGTACCTTCGGAGACATCTTTCAGTATTCAGGCGAATTGATCCGTGAGAGTATCTTCGATGTAAACCGGGAAAACTTTTCTGGTTATATGTGGATAGCTTGTCTGGATTATTCCACCTGTATAATTTGTGGATCACTGGACGGAACTATTTTCTCGTATGCCTCGTCAATGGAAGGAAGAACGTACCGTGCTGGCGCAGATGGAGACGGTGTTGTTGATAAGATTGCACCGCACCAGCCAATCCATCAGGGTTGCAGATGCACGATGGTACCAATTTTGGCTGGCATGGAAGATGACTACAAGGCGGTTAATTACCAGGACTGGCTGGACAGGCAGCCGCCGGATGTACTGATTAAGATACTTGGGCCGTCAAAAGCTGCGCTGTATATGAAAGGAGGGATAAAAATTGACAGGTTTGTTAAAGATGGGCGAGTAGCAAAATTGAAAGAGTTAAAAACGCCAAGGGTAACACAGAAAGACATTTCTGTATTAATGTCACCTGGAGAAGCACCTATCGTTAAACTTGGCCCGAATTATAATGAAAGTGATGTCGATAAGTATTTAAGCAGGGTAGGAAGTAAAATTTCTGGTATGGAAGAAGAAATGAAATTAATACAGGAATTAGGAATAAAGGCAAATGGACAGAGAGAATATGTTACTTTAGTAAGTACTGATGGAACAATTATGCACTGCCAAGAAAGTAAAGGTCCTGGTAGGATAGATGTAATAATGAAAAGTATTATGAATTTGCCGGATAATAGCGTAATAATGATACACAACCATGCAACGAGTTTATCTTTTTCTGGCGCTGATCTTGATCTTTTTGGTAATTATCCTCAAATTGCAAAGGTAATAGCGGTCGGGCATAATGGTAGCATTTATACAGCCATTTTGGGTAATAAAGGTAGACCACCTCCAATGGCAGTAAAAAAAGAATATGACAGCATAATTTATAGAGGCTTTTTTGAAAGCTGGGCAAGAAAGTCAGAAGATAAAAATTTGATATTATCTATTGCTGATGAGCTTCACAGTAATGCATTATTGGAAACAATAAAAAAATATGATATAATTATCATACCAGGAGTAATAAAATGAGTGAAAGTGAATATAAAATTGTTGAGCTTCCAGAATTTAATTTTTCGCTAGGTTTTGAACATAATCTAGCGTTATTGAAATCATATTTACTTGAGAATGGAACATATACAGAGAAAGAATTTGAAGAAGAAACAAAAAAAATGATTGAAAAGTATAGCTTTAATGAGGGTGGAGAAAAAGAATAAATATTGTCTTTTGGAAAAAGCCCTAATAAGGAGAAGCATCTTGAATTGTGGCAATTGCCAAGGTACAGGATTCAATACCAATTAGCTAAATAATGGGAGAAACTGGGAGGGGAAGACATTGCAAAATCTCACGGATCGCCAGAGCGAAATACTGACATTTATAGCTAATTACCGCCAAGATCACGGATATTCACCCAGTTGGGAAGAAATAGCCAGCGGAATAAATATCCACCTGTCAACACTGAGGGAACATCTCTTTGCCATGAAAAAAAAGTCTGTCATTAAATGGGTTGATAGGGTTCCGCGGTCTATAACAATAGAAAAACAGCCAGAAACCGACGATTTACCGACGATTTAATAAAAACCTACCCACCTAATACCCGACGACAAGTTCGGGATTTACAAACTAATCTACATACTTAATATTTTACTCTGTAGGGCTATAATCCAGACGAATGTCCAAAGGACTAGGCAAAGCCGAAAGCGTTTGAACGATCCCTATACCAGCTACCCAAAGGGTAAGGCAAAGCCGGATGCTGGTAACTTATCTTGAGAGGTGTATTATGACTCGCGAACAGATACTTGCATTGTTAAAATTACTGGGTATAACGCTTGGTGAAGAAGGCGGATTGTCAGAAGACGATGCAGTAAAACTTGTTGAAGACAGCGTAAAAGCTGCCAATCTTGGATTAATCCAGAAACGTGATGAATTGCTTGCCAATGAAGTAAAGCTTAAAGAAAAAATCACCGCTTTGGAAGCAGGAGCAACCGACAGCGCAAAGAAAGTCGCTGAACTGGAAGATCAGGTTAAGAAAGCTAATCCAGAAGCACATAAAACGTACTACGAAGGGTTAGCAAAAGAGCTTGAAACCAAACACGCGGCGGAAAAATCCGTCATCGAGGCCGAGCGGGACAAGTTCCGTGACAGCCACTATGCTCGGGTAAGAGATGATGCCATTAATACGGCATTAAAGGACGTACAGTTCGTTGACGGTTTGCGTGACGGCTTTATATCGCTTGCCATGATGCGGAACCAATTCAAGGCGAGTGATATTGACGGAAAGACAGTCTTTACCAATCAGGATAATGACACGATTGAATCTGTACTGCATAAGCTTACGCTTACCGCTGAAGGTAAGGCGTACATCAAGAATCAGAATCAGGGCGGCGGTTCTACCGGCGCACAGCCTGGTGCTGGTACCGGTTCTGCAGGGCAGACCATTAAAAGGGAGCAGTTTGACGGAATGACTCCGGCTGCTCGGATGGATTTTATAACAAAGGGCGGAAAAGTTACGGAATGATTTTTCGCGTCTACATTAGGAGAAAACTATGGCAAAGAACAATTTGACAGGGTTGATACCAATTCTGTATGCAGCTGCGGAAACCATTAGCCGTGAGCTTGTCGGTAGTATCGTGGCAGCTACTCGATACTTTGGAGCCGAAGCCGTTGGTTTAGGACAGACTATAAGAGTCCCTGTAACGCCGACAAAAACTACTCGGGACATTTTACCTGGACAGTTACCACCAGCGCCAGAAGGAACTAACTTTGGTTATACTGACATGATAATCAGCAAAAACAAAGCAGTAGAAGCAAGCGCATGGACCGGCGATGAAGAGTTGAGTGTAGGATCTCATAAAGGTATCGTGAAGCAGCATGAGATTGAACAGTCAATGCGAGTCTTAGTCAATGAGGCAGAACTTGATCTGTGTGTTGAAGCTGTTCAGGGTGCGCTTGAGCATGGCAATTATATCGGTGTACCGGGTACTACGCCTTTCGGTGTAACTCCACACAAAGACTTTGCAGAAGCAGTAAAGTTTATGGACGATATGGGATCGCCCAAGTTCATGAGAAATGCAATATTAAACACAGCAGCCGCGGCTAATCTTCGCGGTTCTGAAAAGCTTAACAGTGTAGCTCATTCCGGTACTGCGGACTTGCTTCGCCAGGGTGTCATTGGTGATATACACGGATTTGCGATCAGGGAAAGCGCCGGATTGATTTTGACCTCGGCAGGATCGGCCACAAGTGTGACCTTGAGTGCTGCTGCTAATCCCGGAGAGGATATTATAGCCATAAACGCACTCAGCGGTAGTCTTAACAAGGGCGCTCTTATTACTCTTGGCGGTAAGATGTATGTGGTAAAAAGCGATTACGCGGCCGGCACTACACAAATAGCAATCGGCCCGGCAATAATTGATGGCGTTACTTCTGGTTCCACAGGTACCGTTGTAGCCTCTTATCTGCCAAGCGTGATGTTTACTCCCGACTTCCTTTACAGTATTGTAAGACCGCCTGCAAGGCCGGAAGGTGGAGATTCTGCCAGGGATGTGATTACTGTCACTGATCCTGTATCTGGTCTTACTTTCCAGGCTGCCCTTTATGAAGGGTACTATCAGAACATGGTTGAAATTGGTCTGGCCTGGGGGCAGAAAGTTATCAATCCTCGTCATGGCTTGTGTTACTTGGGTTAAACAATGACTGTCGTAGTAGAAACCGGCATTGGTCTTGAAGAAGCCAATAGTTATATTGATGGCGCATATCTTGTGGGCTATTTTTCCGCTGAACGAATAGAAAAGTGGGAAAAGCTGTCTCAAGAGGCGCAGGATTCACTACTGGTTTCTGCTACACAGTTTATTGATTTGTCGTATAGATGGATCGGCATACGCAAAAGCATTGAGCAGGGCTTAAACTGGCCGCGGGAAAATGCGTACTATCCCGATACAGAAACATTGATTGATGGGATTCCGCGAGCAGTACGGAAAGCCACTGCCGAAACAGTGGCGCTTTTATTATCAGGCAATGCACCGGCAAGTCTTTTTATGGTGATACAGGAAGCGCAGGTAAAAAGAGAAAAGTTAGCTGTGCTTGAAACAGAATACTTTGAGAAAAAAGGAGCAGCGGAAGGTGAGACAGCATACGAAATATTGAATCTGCTGTTAGCCGGACTTTACAACGAAGATCTTAGAAAATCATGCGGGATACAAACGGCGGAGGTGATACGATCATGACGCCGGAATCTGCAAAAGGCATAGTAATCAAGTTCATACAGAAAGCTGGAGTAGAAATACAGTGGCGAAAGAGTGTTACGACCTTAAACAGTCGCGGCGTATCTATTACGCATCCCGGTAACGAGCTGGTAACAGAGCGGGTCCTGCTGCTTAAGGAAAAGTTTAATCCTTTACACAGCACCGTTGCGCCGATAGGAACAGTTCTTGATACAGCCCGGTACATTATGTGCCTTCCTGATGTTCAGTTAGCGAAGGACGATATTGTCACTGATTCACATGGAAATAACTGGCGGCTTGATGCACCGGATTGGTTTGATGTGAACGGTGAGCCTGTCTGTAAACAGGTACCTGTGATGAGGGTAGAACATGGATGATATGATGCTTCCGCCGCAGCCAAGCGCCATGCCTGCGCCCAAGCCTGTTGTAGAAGGGATACCGGTTATTGTGTACATAAACGGGAAACCAGTAGAAATGAGCAAACAGGAAGCGCTTAGCGTGATGGCACAGATTGCCAACATTTTGATGTATCTGGAAGAAAACAAAACGGAGGAATGATGGCAGTAACCGGTATGAAAGCACTCTACAAAGGAATTGGAGACTGCTTTGACAAAAAACTTATTGCTGCTCAAGTTGTTGCAGGTGATATGAGCAAGAAAGCTCTGCGTCAATTCCAGCAACATCAGTTTAGCGCCAAGCATGAACCGCGTAAGAAAGCTAAGACTGATTCTTCGGCTATGAAAGCAAAGGCTAGAGAGTTTGCTGCTGCCAACCAGGGTGGTACTCCGGTAACGACTATTCGAGGGCCTTGGACAAACCGTACATTCCGGGCAGCAAGAACGGTTATCGCAGATTATGGCAAAGATGATGAAGCCATTTATTTTAATTTGTATCATACCATGTCGTATGGTGTGTACTTGGAATTAGCTAAAAACCGTAAGTATGCAGTACTTGAGCCGATCATTCGCGGGTTGGCACCAGAGTTTCTGCAGAAGGTTAAGGAAATATATGCTGGGTAACAGCATTATCGATGCGCTGAGCAAGGGTTCGATTAAACCAGTGCTGTTGTTTAGCGATACCGATATCATGCCGAGCCCACCGTATGTAGTGGTAAAGCCGGAAACCGGAGCAATACCGGGAACCAGACAGTACCGGATCATCGTACATCATAGACAGGGTTTTGCTGATGATCTGGAAAAGTACACATTGGGAGAGTTGGACGAACTGTTACCTGGGCTGATAAAGGATGACGACGGTAAGTGCTATTTGCTACGCAAGGGCGGGTATACCGATATAACGCCGGAAGGTGACGACAATACTTTTTTCATGGAGCGTATTTATTATACGCCGTTACCTGGAATGGGAGGTTAAAAAATGAGACGTTTCATAGTTTATACCGGAGATAAAGAGCAGTTTTATATTAATAATTATCGACAATTAAAAAACGTCAAAAGAGGCGGTATCTATAAAAGCAGATACAACGCATACCAGGAAGCCAAACAAGCGACAGGAAGTGCAGTAGTATTGTTCCAGGTAATTGATATACGAAAAGACGGCAGATTATTTATAAGCAATTATGGCAATGGATATAATGTTATCTCGTTAAAAGAATGGGAAGACGGCGTTTTCGATGACCGGAACATTGATACCAATGATCCGGGAAGCGGTGGAAGTGGCGGCCCTGTACAGTGGGGAGATATTCAGAATCCGCCATCGACATATCCGCCGGAAACTCATGCACATCCAAAATCGCAAATATCTGATTTCGAGCATGAACATCCTATAACTGATATTCCAGGACTTGCCGGCTTTGCTACTGAACAATTTGTCAATGATGCTCTTGACGATATTGATATTGACAGTGCAATTAAAGATCATGACGAAAATAATGTAAGCCATAAAGACATAAGGGATAGCATAGACGTAATTGAAGGTAGGCTAGATGGCTTTGAATCTCTAGGGCGCTGGGCAGGTACGTTTCCGACTTTTGCAGACCTTCCCGGGGATACTTCTGCATTTATACACATATCAGAAAATGATTTTATTTACGTTGATCAAGACGAAACGCAAAATAACCAATACACCCGATACTTTGTCGGTGAGATAATCGGTACTACTATTGTATGGGGCTTTGACAGGGCTTTTGGTACCGACATAACTGGAAAAGCAGATAAGGCTGATTTTGATGTACTTGAAGGAAAAGTACAGGGATTAGACGAAGACTTTACTGCTTTTCAGACCACAACAGAAGCAGAGTTAGTAAGACTTGAAGACGAAAAAGTAAGCGAAGCCCCCGAAGACGGTAAACAGTATGCAAGGAAAGATGGGGAATGGGAAGAAGTAGAAGGAACTATAAATGATCCCGACATATCCAGAGTTTACAAAGAACACATAGGCGCAGTAAAAACCAGGATTGACCAATTACAGCCTGGCGATCATGTGGTTAGTCTGGAAATGCATGAACCTTTTGGAGACCCTGGCGGAGGATCAATTAACTTTGATCATCATGTCATTGAATTCCAGAGCTACGGCGGTGTAATTAATATATCCGGTGATACCCATAATGAAATCATCCGCAGTTTTGGCGATCTGTTTATGTCCGTGGTTCCGGTAGACGATACCTTTGTCGATTTTTCAGGGGATTGGGATAATGTATTTTATGCCTATGTTGGTTCTGCCACTGGTACAGTAAGGCGAATTGACAACAAAGAGCTGTATGAAATGATAAAGGCGATTGACCCGGAAACTGGCGGGAAGAATACTTTTACCACTGTACCCGATTATGGAAAAATAGAACTTGTTAATCGCATATCTGCCAACAATGGCGAATGGGTGGTGGACAGAGATGGTTATGTGTTCTGTTACATGGCAGGTACTCAAGTTGATTACATAGTCTCTATAAATGGAACAACTGCTTCCAGGAATCGTCATGCAAGTAGTTCGGCTTCCGATCCATCTTCCCATGGTGTAACTCTCCCGGTACAGGCAGGGGACATTGTAAGACTGTCTGGTAATGGCGCTATCTATTGTTACTTTGTCCCTCCCCGCATTATTTGGGCAACCACCCCCGCAACCGAGTACCACAATCACCTTATTGGGCCGCCGGATTACGCTAACATTGAAACGGTAAACCGCATAACGGCTAACAATGGGACATGGACTGTTGAGCGTGATGGTTATATACGAGTTTACGGATGGAACACAGCCAATGCCACGTCAGAAATTCTCGTAAATGGCGAGGCTGCTATTAGGCAAGGCACAAACTCGTCTAATGGCGTTACATTGGGGATTGTGTTGCCTGTTTCAAAGGGCGATGTTATTCAGTTGGTTAATTTTAGCGGCAGTGCATCCTGTTACTTTATACCCCCGCTAACCGTAGCCCCAATGGTTTTAACCGAAGCGGACCTAGTGTCCGGCGAAAAACCCGGCGAGGGATATATTGACCCTGTTACAAAAATTCTACGTGTTCATGATCCTGTTAATACTTTCACGGTAGTGCCGGACTATGAAAAAATCGAAACTACTAACCGAATATCCGCTAATAACGGTACATGGACGGTTGATAGAGATGGTTATGTCTACTGTTACATGGCTGGAAATCAGCAAGATTATCAAGTAGCGGTCAATGGGGTAATTGTTTCAAGAAATCGTCATTCTAGTTCTGCCGCAGCTGATCCTTCCTCTCATGGTGTTTTATTGCAAGTAAAAACAGGTGATATAGTAAGAATGACAGGAGCTGGTACTTTCAATTGCTATTTCGTCCCGCCTAAAATTATATGGGCAACCAGCGATGCCGCACAATTCCATACTAAGTTAATCGGTCAGCCGGATTATGCGAACGCCGAGCCTGAGAACATTTTCCCCGGTGCTAATCTTCCGCTTACCGTTAAGCGACATGGTTACTTGCGGTATAGATGGGTTACGAATACTGCCGCAAATGGTGGTTATGATATTTCGATAAACGGCGAAAAGTCTTACAGCGATTTTATAAACCCCGGTACACGTCCAGCAATAACAATACCTGTATCAAAGGGAGATATTGTAATCATTGACTGGAACGCTGGCGGCACGGTGCAATGTCATTTTGTTCCCCCAACCACTGTAGCCCCCATAGCCCTTACCAAGCTTGACATGGTAAGCAGCACCGAAAAGGGCAAGATAAACATAGACCCTGAGACCAAAGAGGCAACAATAAACGGCTTAGACCCTGACAATCTAGGCGGCGGGTATGCTCCCCCCGCTGGCGGTATTCCCTTAGCAGACTTATCTACCGAAGTTACCGACTTGTTAGGCGAAAATACAGATACTATATCCTGTATGTGGCAGGGTGAAACTTTGGTACTGAAACCGAATGAGCAGCTACAGAGCATGACAGGTAAAGTACAGTATGAGATGACTTTTAGCGATGTCCCTAGTACAAAAGATATTGACTTGAGCTGCCATTTAATACTTGACGAAAAACTGTTTGAGCCTATCGATGAGCTTTTTGGTTTTTCCCAGGGCGAAACGTACAACGGCTTTTTATGGATGTTTGGCGAGATACACAATTATTGTGATCAGTACGGATACTTTGACACTAACGATGTGCATGACTACGATGTCCAAGATTACATACAACAGATAATGGAAATGTTAAACATCGTTGACATGATAAACCCTCGCTTAATGAGCTTAAAGATGGATTTTATTTATGAATGTTCGGACACTCAAAATCCAGTTAGCGTTATGCCAATAGGTACAAGTGGCAGTAAGGGAGCTAACCTTATACTGATACCTTACATTAAAAAAGCAGGAGGGATTTAATGAATATCCTAGATAAAATAAAAGGCACTAATGCAGCGCTAAGGTGCTATCGGGAAGGGTTAGAATTACTTGCAGCCCAGAATACTGACATAAAAGACTTTGACGATACATTTTTAATTGAATCGAAAGACTTAGTATGGTCATTCCCTTTTGTCGCACGGGCTATTAAAAAGAGACAAACAAAACTCATTCTACTGGAACCGCAAAAGCCCGAAGCATTCGCAGGTATGCATGGCGATTATATCAATAGGGAGTACTGCGAAAAAAACAATATACGGATAACGCCGTTTCCGACACAGGGCGGAGCGGCAGTCTGTAATAAGGGCGATATATTACTTATTTGTATTCACCCGATAAAAAAAGGCTTGAAGTTTCTGGATTATTTGAAGCCGAAAATTATCGAGTATCTTACTAATGCAGGGATTGAAAACGTAACTGCACCCGGCAACGACATCGAGGTAAACGGAAAAAAACTATCTGGATCAAGCATATCTTACAGAATGGGAATGGCTATCGAAGGTATCTTTATCAATGGCAGTGGAAACCATGATCATCTCGATGCAATCGGACACAAGGGCAAGAAACGTGAAGTTGTAGGCTTGGTAGACCTGGGAATTGATATACAGGAATTCCGGAACTGGTTAATTGGAACAATAGAGGGGGCAGTATGATCAGGTGTTATCTTAAAGGGCAATTAGTAGCTGAATTAAAAGATTCAGAACGTGAGGAAGCAGTAGCATTCATTAAAAATGGTCAAGCAGATAAAATAACTACCTTTTTTGAAAAGCCTTGCAAGCCAGAGGATAAACCAAAGAAAGGTTTTAGACATTGGTTTAAGAAAACGTTTTTAGGAGCTTAGAGATTTTAATCTCTGTAAATATTTTAGGAGGGGAGTATGATAATAAACAACAAAGAAAGATTTTCAACGCTGGGCATACGCTTTTGGCGTCATAATGCAGACGGAACCATAGCTACTGCAAAGCGGTTTGTTGGATTTGCTGGTACTGTTGACCTAACCGATGTGCTGAGCGCATCTAACAGGGCTGATGTGACAATAAAAATTGATGCAAACCCAGCAGAAACTAAGTCAGTGGACTTTGCCTTGGCAGATGACAAAACAAAAGTCACAGTCGCAGAAGCTGTTGAAGCCTTGGAAGAAGCAGACTTCACCGGGATCACGTTTTCGGTAGATAGTCATACCGGACGGCTTAAAGGCGTATCTTCTACCGGAGATAAGGTCCAGATTTACAGCAAGCTTGCTGCTGCTTTGGACTTTGGGCAATCGGCAAAACATGGCGGACTTGGCCTTAAGATCATCTCAAAGTTTGATGATCAGACCATTGATATCTCCTTAGCAAAAGACATCAAGGACAAGGAAGAAATCACGTCCGAAGGCGCAAACGGAACTCAAACCAGAATGATCATTGGCGCAATGCTGCAGGGAATGTCGCCTGTGGTTGCGCTTAAAGAAAAGGACTACGATCTGCTTGAATTGGTACAGGGTGGAGACCTTGACCGTGAAAAAGGAACGTACAATCCGCCTGGAAGTCACGAGTCTGATCATCCTTCGTTTTGCGCAGAGATATTTTCACCAATATATTCGTCCGGCTCTAATAAGATGTCAGATATGGTTGGCTTTGAAAGAATCTTCCTTCGTTCGATGAATGGTAATGAAACGGACGTCCCGATAGAGGCCAAAGCTTGGGCAAAATACAGTTTTGCTCTGACTGCGACTGATTATACTGAGTTTGTTGATGGGAAAGAAGTAAAGTGGCCGGCTTGGGAAGAAGGAACGGTTACTGTTGAAGAATTTGATGCGCTTAAGGTAAATCAGATCTAAGGCGGATAGCAGTGCGGAACAGGATAAAGACTCACATAAAACAACTTATTGCCGAGGAATTAGCCTCCCGCACTGTTACTACTACAGGAAGTGTACTACCTACCGGATATAATCCACTTGAACACATAAGAGGTGGGTTGTTCCACTGGATCGCGGTCCCGTTCAACGGAGTGGATGTTTGGTGTGAACTGAGATGTCCTAATGCCACACAGCTTCAGACTTGCGGTGATATTACCAATATTATTGGAGAGAATAAACCAGAAAATTATTCGCTTGATAATTTAATCGAGCTGCAAAATTACAAAGAAAACATCTGTAGGCTGGTTTTGAATAAGCCAAAGTATGATGAGATAGCAACGATAGTTGGACGGGAAGACTTTGTTATTTCTGAAAAGCAAAAAGAACTGGTAGAACTTGAAAAGCGCTTTGAAGAACACAAAGACGAAATGACTGAGACAGAAAAGAAAATACTACAAACGCAAATAAATACTGTTAATCTAATTATTGGTTATATTTTACCCGAGGATACTATGAACTTCCTTGCCAGTTGGGGTATGGGAAATGACGTATCAGACATAAAAAAAATAAATAAGCAGATGTTCTTGCGGGCAGCCAGTTTAGCAAAGGTACACAATAAAGCGCCGAGCGATTATCTGGCAGGAGTGTTTACCGAATACAACAAAATGGAAATAGATGCTCATGCTGTCTCTGTCCTAGACGAATTCCTTGAAGAACAGAGAAGTGTTGCAGGTAAGTATAAATGGCTTGGAGGCAAGCATGGCAGATAATAACGCTGGAACCGTCTATGCTGAAATCAGAATAGCTCTTGAGAATCTGCAAAAAGACATAAACAAAACCAGCGCAATGTTTAAACAGGTAGAAACTGCCGCTACAAATACCAGCAATCAGACGACAAGCAAGTTTGATGTGATGGGAAAAAATATTAATAAAAGCATTGAAGGTCTGTCTAATGGTGCTGCAAGCCAATTCGCCAAAATGATGAGCGGTATGCAGAAAGCTATCATGGCAGCGCCTATTGTTGGCGCTTTGCTTATGATGGTAGGGACGGTTAAGAAAATATTTTCCGGCGTCACTAACTGGATAAACGAAACATCGCAAGCGTATATAGAACAAGAACAATCCATCGCCAAAATGAACGCCGTATTACAGAATACTGGAGCGATAGCCTGGACAAGTACCCGGCAGTTACAGGATCAGGCGCGGTCTTTGGCTTCGATAACTGGGCAAACTACAAAAGGGATAATAGATGTACAGACACAGTTATTAAGTTACCCGACTATCACCGGAAAGATGTTTGAACGAGCGGTAAAGGGCGCTGTAGATGCGGCTGCTGTCTTGGGTGGTGAGGCTACAGGCTTTGTTAATCAATTAGCAGTAGCAATCGAAAATCCAATCCGCGGTATGACCTCGTTATCAAAACAGGGCTTTATATTTGACCAGCAGACCAAAGAATTGACCAAAAGCTTAATGGAGCAAGGCAAGCTCATGGAAGCACAGGAAATTATCATGTCTGTGTGGGAAGAAAGCTACGGTGGAGCAGCCCAGGCGGCCAATGATGTAAATGCCGCAATGAGCCGGCTTGAGACCGCTACTGAACGATTAAAAATAGCGCAGGGTGAAGCAACAACAGGGATTAGATCTTGGTGGGCTAATATACGGGCTGACTGGAAAGAAGCAAGGGCTGATGCTGCGGAACTGAAAAACGCCATTGCTGATGCATTTGCAGGTGACTATACACAGGAAGCAGATCAAATAGGAAGCATAGCTGAAAGGTTAAATGCAGCAAGAAAAGAACTGGCTGAATTAGAAGCAGCTGGTCGACAGGAAATGACGATAGAGTTAGAAATTGATATACAAAATGCCAGAGATACCATAAAGACATTAGAACATCAAAGAATAAAAGCTGACCTTGAATTGAACAGGAAAATGGCTACGGATGAATTAATCAAAGCCGAACAAGAACTGAAATATTATTTTGGTACAGCAGCACAAGGCCAAGCTGGCTACAACATGATGCTCGATGAAGAATATTTAAAACGCAAGGAAAACATAGAAGCGCTAAGAGAAAAAATAGGTTTAATTGAAGAAGAAATAGATGTTGCGTCTGATGCCGCCTCTAGACATATGGCTGATATGGCCGCTGAAGATGCAGAAATGCAACAGCTTAATGAAATGAGAGAAAAGCGAATCGAGTTAGAACAACAGTTAATTGACAAGCTTGAAGAAATAAACAGGGCTGAATTAGAAGGGTTAGTAACAGCCGAGGAAGCAACAAGACTACGGCAGGCTGCACATAAGGCCGAGGCAGATGGGCTTAATAGTTTAATTACTCTTACAAACAACTTAGCTCTTAATACCGTCAGAGCAAAAGAAGAACAAAAACGCCTGGTTGATGAAGTATTAGGCCCTGGCTTAACCAACGCAACACAAAACTACCAACGATTTACCGCATCCGTGAATAATGCTTCAAATAGATCTGCGCGTCTAACTGGTAGAGCATTCGCACAGGCCAGAGATGAAATAATCCAAACTTTCCGAGATATAGAAGCTTGGGAAAATGCTCAAGTAGCAAGAGGGCAGAAAAGCCGAGAAGATGCAGATAAAGAAATACTGGCATCTCGAGAAAGAATGGTAAATGGGATACAGCAATTATTATTGAAAAATCAATACTTTGAAGAGAGCCAAGCACCTGAAACGTTTAGAATACTACAGCAGCACCTGGATATTATTGGTACAACTATGGAAGAATTGGGCAAAAAGAGAGGCGCTGAATTTATTGAAGAAATGCAAGGCGATCTAAAAAGACTTGGAATGTCAACTCGGCAATTACGAGAAGAAACTAATCGTCTTGAATTAGCTGAATTACAACGACATGAATCATATATGGGCGCTACAGAAGAACAGCAGAAAGAAATGGAAGAGCTGCTTAAAAAAGCCCAGAAGATGCGAGACAATCCCTTTAAGAATTGGCAGTCAGGAATACAGGAGTTATCCAAATACTCAGCCCAGGCCATACAAGCGGTGGGAGCTGTATTTGCCGCTGTTGCCGCACATAGGGTCAAAGACACAGAAGAACTTATTGCAAAGCTTGAAAAAGACTACGAAGAAACCAGACGTATAAAAGACCAAGAATACGCCGACTTGATGGAAGATATAGATAAGCGCCATCAAGCTGCCTTGTACGAAGCTGGTTTAATCTCAGGCGTTACCGAAGAACAGATAGCACTTGACCTTGAACGAGCTAAACAGACCGGCAATGAACGGTTAATGCTTGAAACAAAAAACAAGCTGAAACAGAAGCAAATTGACGACAAGTTTAAGGCCGAACAAAAGGCCGCTGAGGAAAAGAAAAAGAAGGAAGACGAGGAACGGGAAAAGGCAAAGAATCAAAGAAAAGCCGAGCTTGAATATGAGGCTGCAATGGCTACCTATAATCAAAGCATAATCCAGGCCGCCTTAAACGCTGCGATGGCAATCGGGTCTGCGCTTGCGATGGGATGGCCTACAGGGTTAATAATGGCACCAATTGCAGGCACTATGGGAGCGGCGCAGGTTGTAGCAGCCAAGGCCGCTAAACCCAAATTGCAGACCTTCGCACACGGAGGTATTGTGGCAGGGAATAGCTTCTCAGGTGATAGCAATTTGGTACGGGCAAACTCAGGAGAACGTCTTGTTACCCAAAAGCAGCAGGAGCGTATGACCGATATATTGGACGGCAAAAGTACTCCTGGACAGAATATTGTGATTACAATTCCTCTGCATTTGGACTCCCGGATTGTAACAGAAGAAGTTATTAGATTAATCAATAATGGCGAGTATCAAATTGTAGGTGATAGGGCGATAGTATGAACATATATTATGATAATAAGATTAACAGTTCATTCCTTTATTCTGACAGCATATTGCACGGGCATGATATCAATAATCTTAAAAGCGCTTTCTTTTCACTGCCATGTGACTTCGACATTCCAGAACCAGTAATAGAATGTACTTGGGAACAACCGATAGAAATGGACTCGTTTATAATTAGCGGTTTAAATTCTGCTGATATAGATTTGTTCCGTGATGGTGATTTAATACACAGCTTTAGCGTTGAAAACAAAGAAAAAATAAATATCTTCCATTTGCCGTTAATAGCTTGTGATAAAATGACCATTACCTTACACGAAGAACAGGGTGAAGTATCGGTTAATTATATCTATGCCGGGACCAGATACAAAGCACCGCGGTTTGATGCACAGCCAACGTTTAAGGATCAGTTTACGGCAAAGTCAAGCCGGTCTGACTTTGGCTTTTTGTATGGTTTGGAAGGTGTAGTCTTGCGATCCGTGTCCATAAATTATACCAGAATGACTGAATCAGATTTTACCAGACTTGAGCAGTATTACCAATCTGTGCAAACTGTTGTACCGCATATCGTTGACTTCTACCCGGAAGCCCACGAGAGCTTTCCGCCACTACACTGTACGTTGGCAAAAAACATAGACCGGGAAAAACGTCTAGAAAACGGCTTTTATTATGGACTACCACTTGAATATAACGAGGCCAAATAATGAACATGGCTTTGATTGCGGAAATACAGGGCGCTCAGGAATTAAACCTTATACAAAATATACACATAAGCCCTGTCTGGAAGATGAAGCTGTGGCTGTCTAATTACTACCAATCATTGCCGTTTATGGCTGAAACTGATCCGTATTATCCAAGTAGTAGTGTTTTTATAGACTCAGTTATTATTGATTTTGTTACATACAAAGAGGTATTTACCTTTGAACACTGTCATGGCGAAAAATGCACTTGGTATAAAGAGACAGTGGATAATGGCGATGTGTTATATATTCATTATGAGAATCATAATCCGCCGCACAGGTTTTTTTCTTTAAAGTCTGGTGTATTGCTGTTTTTCTCCAATCAGGTTGTGAAATACAAGGGTAGTTACACAATACCGGCGCTACAAAAAACGCCTGCGGTCAATAAAAAAACAGACATTCTTGAGTATAAGTTAATGTCATTTAACTCTGGAAATGTGACGTTTTCTAATGCTGACAAGCATTTTGATAATCTATTTAAGGTCTTTGGCTATAACTTAAATGTCGTATTGGCAGAAATCGAAAGAGGTGTCCTAAAACAATATCTCGATGTGTTCCAGTTTACCATAGAAAATTATACTATTTCCGCTTCGGAGGCTACCTTTTCGGTTAAAGATAAAAGAGCTTCATTATCCCGAAAAGTGCCGGATATCGTGATGCAGTCTACCAATTCGCCTGGCGATCGTGATCAGTATATACCCGGAGAAGTCTATCCGTTTTTCGGGAATGAGGAAAAAACGTCTCCCGATGCGTATGGGTATTGTTTTCGGGTCCCGGGCGTTTGTCTAAACACAGAACAATACTTTTCGTCACTGTGGCGGCATTTTAAGTTTTCCCGAACTATTACCAGTAATTTAATGGATGATGATTTTATCCTTGAGGCGCACATCGGCAAGAAGTGGGTGAGACTACCTAGAAGCGAAGCAGAATACCGTGAGATCGGCTATCAGGGTGCATATGATCCAGTTTATATGCCAATATTCCTTGGGCCGTATCAGCATACCTATTACAGTGATGTTAGCGAAGAAATGATACAAGAAACATGGGAAGAAGAAGGAACGGTATCTATCCCAGTTATATGGGCGTGTGATCAATCTAATCAGGTTTGGGCAGAGCGTACTATGGGAGGTATTAATGAAGTACGCTTATCAGCACGGTTTAATCCGCAGAGCAAGGTAGATGACATACTGTTCGACCTTATGAAATACTATGGCGAAATAAACATAGAAGAAGAAATGAATATTGCAGAAATTAGAAGTGAGCTTGGTATCCTGCCAGAAATAGGCTTATACATGGGCAAGGAAAAAGAACTATTTGCATGGGTTGAAGCGATACAAAACGTATCCTTATTAGGCTGGCAGTTAGATGTACAGGAGGGATTGTTTACAGCTCGACTTGACAATCCAAACAGAACAGAAAGTTTTAGAATTAACTGGCATGAAATAATAAACCCGACAAAGCTTAAAATAGAAATGTCTGGTAAAAATTATGCTACTTATTCCAGCGTAGAATACGCCTATGGCGAGGAAGATGAAGCCGGGCATCATGTGGTAGATAAAACCCAGCGTATAAATATGCTTGAAACGCACAAGTTTGATAAGGAATACAAAAATAGTTCCCGGCTTGCAAATCGTGAAGATGCAATGTTAAAAGCCAACGTGATTATGCAGATCTATAAAAACAATTACCCAATTATCCGAAGTATTACACTGTTCGGGTATAAATGGTTTAAGCTGCGTACCTTTGACACCGGGATTTTGGAACTAAGAATGTTATCTGACCGAAGAATGATACAGCCCATTATTAGAGGAAAAATAATGGGCATAAATCCTAATTTTGATGCCGGAACCGTCTCGGTAGATATAATGCAATTAGAACGAGTAGGCATATTGCCGGATGAATATAATCTATAAGGAGATGTAAATGATAGAGTTAATACCAGAACCGAAAATCGACCAGCCAGTGACCGAAGAATGGCAGAAGATGATCAAAAAACTAACTGAGACAACCGGAGGGCTGTTATTGGCGCAGCTAACCAATACTCACAACACAAACGAACCGGAACTTGCTGTAGGGAGCAGGTTTGAAGTAAACAAATCGTTTTACCACACGTTGCAAGATGAACCGATAGATTTTGGTGTAAGCCCGGTATCTGGAAAGCTATTTATATATGCAACGCCAAGGTCTGACGGCACTTGTAGTTTAAATTATCTAACTACCATGCCGGAACTTGACTTGGCGAAGGGCGGATATTACTTTGAAGAAAAACGATGTATTGCATCAGTAACGTATGACGCTACCAGAGGGATATTTTTTGACAAGCATATTGTTGATGTTAATTCTGATACTCCGCTTTTCCCGAAGTATCCTGTAGGCTCGTTTATCCAGCAGTTACCCGATGAGCTATCACCTGCAGGGCGAGGGCTGCCAGGTCTTTGGTCGGACTGGTCTATGAGACCTGTTATGTATGGACTTGCACTAACGCCGCCGCCGAGTGGGTTTGAAACTGATTATGAAGAACACGGCGCATCAATCTGGCACCTGAATACAGACGGTACAGTGGCAACATTGGGTACAAAAAAGTACACAAAACCGGATGTGTATATCTCTGATAGCCGGCAGGAATGTGGCAATGATTTACAGGAAGATGACTGGGAAATTGGGCATGAGATACACGGCGGCAGGTATTCTGGGATGTTTGTCTGGGAAACTGTTACCCTTGGAGGGCTGTTTTTATCGGTGCATGACGGCGGACGATCTAGACCACCGTTTAATTCTGGCGCTGCCGGTGACGCAATAAGAAACATTTACGGAGGTGCTGCCAACTTCTATTCCGATGGCGTGGGAGTTAGAGGAGCTTGGACTTTTGGAGGTGCAAACACCGGAGTATCAACAGGTAATACCGCAAACTGGCGATATGTGTATATAAACGTTAGTAGTGCAGTCCCAACATCTGCCCAAAACAGCCCAGTTACCGCTTCCTGTGTTATTTGGAGACGTATTAGCTGATTCTACGCCAGATTATACAGCTGGCTGTTACTGGTGCAACCTGGGCGGCGGTAGGTACTACAAGTGAAGCATCAAAACCAATTCTAAAGCTATTAGAAACAGCTGTAGATGGTATGTATCCTGCTAAATTTCTTCCCAAGAAAAAAGGACCCCAACCGAACCATCCAAAACCAACATTATCAGCAGTTGCAAATTCACCATAAATATTCCTTTGCACGTCGCTGGCAGCGCCAGAATTAAACGGTACTCTAGAATATCCGCCGCCAAACTATGTATGATGCGGCAACAGGGCTGTTTTGTTGGCTTATTGGAGTTACCCTTGATGCATAAAAATCTAAAGGCAGCCACACACTCCCACCAATAGTACCTCTAAAATTAGATGTTCCATATAGCGGAACTTCCGGCCTAAAGGCTCCTCTCATAGTTTCTAAATCCTCCGGATGGCTTGAGCTGGAGGCAATTCCATTAACGGCGCCGAATATCTCTCGTATGGCATCTGGATATACGCCAGCATTAAAGGGTCTTCTAGGTAATACGCCTCCAAATGACGCAACTGGCTGTCACAGGCGAGAATTGGGAAGCAGTGGGAACTATACGGGATGTGTCAATTCCAATATGGTAAAGTGCATGGATATTGCCTGATCCTGAGTGTACAACAGATATAGCATAAGCATTAATATAAATACATCCGTTATTACCTGGCCCAACAGTCGCTCCCAGGTGCCCAGTAAGGTTTCGCATTGTATCGCTATGAGCGCCACAATTAAAAGGTACTCTAGAATATTCGCCGCCAGATTATACAAGATGCAGTTACCGGAGAGTTTTGATTTGAGGTGGGAACATCCCTTGAAGCAGCAAAGGTCAATCCAACATAATTATTTATTACACCTGTTTGATTTCTTGATTGCCGATATTGATATCGAGCAAAAGCTCCCCAGGGAGAGTATCCACCAGACGAATAGTCTTCATCCCATCCTCCTGTAATATCCCTTATCGCATCGCTATGAGTGCCAGAATTAAACGGTGGTCTAGAATTTACGCTTGACAAACAATTTATTATGTGACATGATTATATCATAGGAGCTAACCGATCAACGGCGGCCCTCTATAACGATGCTTGCAAAGGTGTCGCT